GTCAGTATCGTCTAATTCAGCATCTAAGTCAATCTCCTCTTCGTCGTCTTGTTCGTTAAGGGACTCTTTTACTAATGATCTGATTTCTTCCTTCATTGTAGAAGCAAGTATTCCTTTTGCGTTTTCGTTAATAACTTCTTCCAAATTTCTCATTTGTAAGAAAGTATCTTCAACCAATGATTTGTTTTTGCTCATTATAGTTTTGTTGTTTTTACAATATAAATAGTATGCTATTTGAAAAAATTCACATTTTTATAACATTGAGACAAAAAAAAATGGAGATATTAAAAAATACCTCCATTTAAAAAAATGTAATTAATTTAAAAATTAGTCAATAACCTCATCAATTTTACTTTCAGTAATTGAAGTGATTCTCCAATCCATTGTGTAATGTTCATATACTTTGGTTACTTTAGCTTCAACATCAGTAGGGGTATAACCCATTACCAATTTTTCTTCTCTAACTTTTCTAACCTTTCCTGATTCGCTGTCTAACAAATCTGATGTGATCTTTGCCACAAAATATTTTTCTCCTTGTTCCATATATAATTATTTTCCTAAATAATCGGATAATCTTTTCATTAAGTCAAGCGATTTGTTACCAGATTCCCCAACATTTCTTTCTACCGACATTTTTTTCTCCTCATCTAAATTTTCTTCATAATTTAATCGGTCATTCTTATCTAAGAATAAATAAGCTCCCGGCGTAGATGGGGAAGATACAAGGTCAAAACAAATTAACTCAAAATCATCTTGAACTTCATTTTGTTCCCCCACTTTTTTAAGTGATCCAACACCACGAGAAGAAATACCTAAAGTAACTCCTTGACGTAAATAGTTTGCCGCTAAATCTCCTTTTGTGGAAACAATCCCTCTTTCGTGAAATCCAGGACTTGTAAGTAATTTTAATTTACCTAATAATACAGGTCCATCCCACCATACTTCTGTGATAATGTGAGAAACACGATCCAAATCAATCAATGATGATTCAGGGTGATTTAATTCAGAAAGAGAGGTACCTTTCTCTATCATTTTCTTATAGTTGTCCGCTTCTCTCTTTAATATTTTCTCAGGATAAACTCTACCATTTCTATTAGGTGTGTTATATTTCTGTAATACAGCATAGAACTCAAATGGTTTAGAATGGTCAAGCATATTTCTTGACTCTTTTAATATATCTAAATTACGACCCTCGTTAGGATTAATATATCCTGCATCATATTCGATAAGAATACCTTTTCCCGAATCTTGGGGTCCTAAAATTTTATAACCGCTCATAGTATTTTTTTATTATAAATACTAAACTTTTTCGGTTTTTACTTTAATTGGTTTAACATTCCCGTTTTTTGTTAAATAAAATTTGAAATTATCGTTCTTATGTAATACGTCATTATATATTCCTTTAATGATATCTTTTAATTTACGTTTTAGTTTTAAGTCTTTAAAATCAACCTCATCAATAAGATAAAGATTAATTTCTAAATTCATAAATGATTTCTTTTTTATTGATAATCCGCTTGTTCGTAAATCCATATCAACAATAAATTTATCATCAAACATCTGTTTATCTATATGATTGAATATTGAATGTTTAATTGATCTATTCATATTTAATACGAGTCTTGACCAATTCTCAACATCTATTTTGGGTTCTACCCAAGTTTGTAGATTTAAGTATAAAGATTTGAAGTTTTTGGAATCTACGGTTCCGTAAGTAATTTTTGAGTTTCTAAACCCGCTCATTTTTGAGGTTTTCCCTTTTTTCATTTGATATTTCCATAATACAATGTTTATTTTATGAAAAAATAGTTAATTTTGTGATATATATCAAATATAAAATAAATATTAAAATATTATATGCTAATAGTACAAGTAACCAAACATGGGGGTATTGAGAAAGCTCTTAAAGAATTGAAATCTAAGGTAATTAAAACAAGACAAAACTCCCACCTAAATGATAGGAAGGAGTTCACTAAAAGGTCTGTTAAAAATAGAGAAATTCTTAATAAGGCTATATATCGTCAAAAACTTAAGAGTAACGATTAAAGATTATTATTTAATTCTTGTAGCTTTAAGTAATTCAATTTGTCAAATGATTCAGAATTAACTTTTGTAATTGTTTCATTGATTCTTTCACCTACTTCGTTATCTTGCTCACTTTCTTGAATTTTCTCTAATTTAGAGATTATACTCTCTTTTAAAGTATCGTATTTTTCTTTTAATTCATCTTCATTTAAAGATAGAATTGATTTTAATTTTTTCTGATCTGATTCAGTTAAATCACTTACGTAATTATTAATTGTTTTGTTTGCAATGTCAACCATAGTTTTTAATGGTATTGCCACAACATCTTTATTTTCTTTAGGTGTTTTTGTTATTGTTTCTAAAATTGTTTTCTTACTTGTAATTTTTTCTTCTAATTTTGTAACACCTGTTGAGAACAAATCATCAACAACATCATATTCATTGTTATATTCAGTTCCTTCTAACCAAGAGTTTAAACCTTTTAAATCACTAGGTTTAATTTTATTAATCGTATTCTCATAAAATGTAATGCTTTGATTAATGTATTCATTAGCGATTGATTCATTCAAACCTCTATTTGATGTTAACTCATCATATAAGTAGAAAAGTTTAGATACATTTTTATTCTTTAACACCAATGAGTTAAATTTAGACATATCGTTCTTAATTGTCCCATTTTTGTATGATTCAACTAATTTGTTTTCTATTTTTGATTTTAATTTACCGAATTTCATAATCTTTTTTATTATAAATATCAATCTCTTAATAATTTGCTCAATTCATTTTCGATTGAACCTAAAGAATTTCTACCTTTTGATAGATCAATGTACTTATCACCATGAATATCATCACTTTCTAATAAGATATTTAAATTATCGTTTTTCTTTCCTTCAGGTAATGTTTCTTCTTCTTCAGGTGGTGCTCCCGGTGCTGCAGGTGCTTCAGGAGCTCCACCACCTTCTTCCCCACCTAATGGTGGTAATGATGGTTCAGGAGAACTTTCTCCCCCTCCACCGAAGTCAGGTAATGATCCTCCACCGAAAGATCCTCCACCTCCACCACCTGCAGATGCTTCCCCGCCTGCCGGTGGATTTACTGTAGATCCTGATTTAGTTTTGTATAATTTATCAACCACATCAAACATACCTGTATGAGTGATAACTGTTGCAGTATTAGCTAATTCAGCGGCAACTGCTCTTTCTAATCTTTGTTGTTGAGTATCCAATTTGATATCTTCATCAGAGAAACCAAAAATATGTTTCTTAGCCCAAGTCGCCGAAGTTGGTGATAATGTGTTAGGGATTTCAGAAACTAAATCTTTGTATAATAACACTTTTTCTTTCCACACATCAATCATTAATAAATCCGCTTGTTTCGACGGGTTTGTTAATCCTAATGTAAAGTTTTGTAAGTCATCCTCAAATCCTAAAATGAATAGGTGAATGATTGCAATTTTATTCATTTCGGCAATCATTGCCTTTTGAATTTTATTGATTGTTCTTGCAAAACGGATATCCTGTAATGATAAGTTCTTACCATCACCAACAACTTCCTCAAATCCTAAGTATGCCTTTGGAACTCTTAATGCCGTAACTAATTTCTTTTGGATGTATTCAATATCTGCAATCTCAGATAAGTTTTGGGCTCCTGCCAATGTCTCAATTGGCATTGTTTGTGAAACATCACGTACAGGTACGAAGTAATCTTGATCCACCGCCATTTGATTGAAACGTAAATCAACATTACCTGTTTTATTATCCACAATTTGATCACGTTTAAATTTGTTTGCCACACGTTGTACATATGCTTCCACATCTTTATCGTCCATGTTACCAACAAATACTTTAAATACCCTTCTTTCAGGTGCTCTTGAAGTTCTGTAGATTAACATCGCATCTTCTGATAATAATAATTGTTTCCAAATTCTTCTTGCCTTCTCCAACATTGAGGTTCCGTAAGGCAGTTTTCTATCATCACCAAGTAATCTGAAGTGAGCTACCTCCCAACTATTAAATTCCATGTCTTTTACTTTCCAATGGAATCTTAAACCTTTTTGTTTTGGATCTACTTCGGCATTAATTGCTTTTGCCGCCATACCTCTTTCTAAACGTTCAATCTCAATGTTTGGTAATTGCATACAACCAACAATACCTTTCTCAGGGTCTAATTTCAAATACACAAAATTATCACCATATTTACAGGTATTTCTTGTCCACATCTGTAAATTAGTGTTGATATCTAAAACATTATTAAATAAATCCGTTAAAATTCCTTTTACTCTTTTTGATTCAGAATAGATCTGTAAAATATAACCATCTTGGTTTGGCGTTGTTGATTCTTCAGCATATATATCTAAAGCCGTTGATATTTCAGGTGTAAATTCCATTGACTCGTAGTCATAGAATGCTGCCAATCTTGTTGGTTCATAATAAATTGCTTGAGTATATAAGTTATTCTCAATTTTTGCCCATTGCCCCGATAAATAAAAAGATTGTTGAGCTTGTAATTTTTCTCTTTCGTATTCTTGTTTATTCGTGGTTTTTAGTAACTCTTTTTTGTCTAATGAGTATGTGGGCAAATCTTGTCCTAACAGAGAGTTTGGGCCAAATGTTTTTGATAACCTCTGCCAAATTGTAAGATTTTGATTGTTATTTTCCATATTAAAAAATTAAGTATAAAGATAAATATCTAAATAGTTTATATTATCCGTCAGACCGTTCAGTTGTTGTTGTTGTTGTCGGTGAAATTGTTGTTGTGGTTGTTGTTGGAGATTCTCTATGTTCATTAGGTAATGAACCTTTTTTTCCTGAAAATCCGACCTCAAAAACTTTAGCAGTGAGTATAGGTTGACCCTCAACGATCAATCTTGACCCAGACATTATATTACCCGACCTTTTTCTTAAACTTAAACCCATTATATTTTAATCATAAATATTATCTTCCTCCAAATAACCATCCGTATTTTTCGTAATCAGCTCTACTTGGAGCACTACTATCTCTTCTTGAATCATAACTAAGATTTGGCATTGTAGGATTAAAGTTAATTATATCTTTTACGGATTCATTATTAGTCACAGTCCACGACTCAATCATTGATTTAGTGTGTTCTGTTACTTTTTCCAAACTTGAAAATGATGATTCCCCCACGTATAATGCCATAGCAATAGACATAATTAAATCATCGTGATGACCTTTTTGGTGATCAGGTCTACCGTTTATATAAACGAATGTATTCATCTCGTTATATAACCTTGAACTATACATTTTAAACCCGTGTCTCAGACCTTCCTCAAACGCTGCAATAATCTGTACACGTTTAGCATTAAAGTTAATACCCGGTATTTTATCTACCGTTCTTGATGCCGATCTCCATATGTTATTTTGATCCACACCATCAATGTAAAGATTCTTATAGTCAAATTCTTGTAGTTTACGTACGGTTGTGATACCCATACCACCTGTGATATCTACCACCACAAATGCCGAATACATATTTGCCCATTTAAATGCCACCTCAGCCAATGTGTCAGGTGGAATTTTACCAATATATTCCAACACTTGTTCTCTCGTATCAAAATCAACAATTTGGATTGTACTAAAGTCCTCACTATCTCCACGAGAAACGTCAATACCCATAATATATTTGTGACCTATTTCAGGTTCTTTCCAAATCCACAGAGAATTACCCATCATTTTATTTTGGGGTTCTTTTAACATATTCTCACGAATTTTTTGTAACATATTAGAATCAAAGACAT